AATACACCCAAAAATTGCTTGTTTTTGCTTTTATCCACTACACATAAATTTGCAACTAGATACGATACTTGTAATCCTAAAAGGGAAGGCAATCTGGGGGAATGTTTTTCGGGGTTGGGGAACCCTAAACAACGAGAAATTTAAGAAAGAGTTGTTTGGGGGGATTTACGTTTGAAATATGAAGTGTGTGTGTGTAGAGTTAAATAGAAATTTTGTAAATACTTTGTATGATTAAAAGAACCAAAGAAATTAAGGTGCACCGCACCTTAACAATGTCCATATCATTTTGGGCATTAGTAGAGCAGATCAGATCAAAGCAACACATGGATACAGCAGATGAAGCCCTAGCTGCAAGTGTAATGAGTTTAGCAAGAAAAATAGGTATTGAAGCATGAACTGGGAAAATTATTCATGCCCTCAATGTGAAGAAGAAATAGACATAGAGAACCAAGTTAGATGTTCAAATTGTAAAGTCCTCTTTGACTGGGATGATGAAGAATGACAATAGGTTCAGATCCTGCACTATGTCGAAATTTCATAAGAGAGTATAGTTTAGGACATAGAGACGTTTATCAGCTATCATATAGAGATAAACAAGCTACAATAAAAAAAAGGCTTAGGAATAGATGTAGAAAGTCTAGTAAATCCTTTTCAAAAGAACATACATGGTTAATCTCTATGTGTGATGATAAAGGTAATGCAGTTTGTGCTTTTTGTCAAGCACGTTTTTAATTTTTTTTACTTTCTCATTCCGTAAAATTGCCACTTTCCATTAATCCAACCTGCAGGTGTTCCAACGGAACTATCAAAGTCTAAAGTTGTAATGGTTGTTTGTGCTTCTGCTTTATGTCCTTCAAAGTTTCTTGTTGATCTGTTCCAGCTATCCGACCAATATTTAATAAATTGATAATCATCCTCTACGGATGTAAGAATAAAACCCCCTGCAATCTGTGTACTGTTTCCTGAATTTTGTGCAGTATCAGATAATGTAAAATAAGCAGATGAAACATTTTGGACACCTGTAACGGTTGCACTGTTTTGTGTGGTTCCTGTTTCTGAATAATTAGTGGATGAATCATTATTGATCATCATTCTTAAATCAAAAGAGCTACCTGCACCATCTAAACCATAACTGTAAAAACAATAGACAGCAGAATAATCATTAAATGTAATTGGTGTTGTAGGGGTCCATGAGAAATCGTATTCTTCTGCTACGTTGGTGTGCTCTCCAAAATATTCCAATGCACCGCTATCCAATCCAGTTATCAGGGAATATAATGTGACACCATTCATATCCGTTAATGTTTGGGATAATTGCCCACCGTCATTAACTAATGTTTGATTGTGTGTGTGGGGTAAAGTTGCAGATGAAAAGGATCCACCAAAGGCCAATCTAAACTTGTACCTCAATGGGTACTTCTGATCTGGTAGCTGGTAACACTTGAGCTTCAACTAGAACGGTTCCAGCAGCTCCTGCAATAACAGTAAGATAGTTGATAACTGCATTGTCAACTGTTGCAAACGTACTGCTTGCAAGGTTTGCAAATACTGAATTTAAATTATAATCATAACTGGCTGCATTAGCTCCGTCATTGTTTGTTATCTTTAAGTTAATTGCACGACCTAAGAACTGATCAGGGAATGAAATGTTAGTTGTAACATTAGCAGGGCATACAATACGAACTGGATAGAGTAGTGGAGTATTACCTGAATTGAGCTGGTAATTATTTACTATGTTATTAGAAAAAGGCATTATAATTGTAAACTCCTAGTTTAACGGACTGCCGTATCTTACAAGAATTTGTCCATTGAACAAAACTCCAGCCGATTGTGTCGCCTGCCATTGATAACTGCCGCTAGACATACTAACTGGACCCAGTGGTACGCGGCCTGCTGTGGTGGCCGAAATTGCTGGGGAAAATGCACGAACACTCGTGGCATTTCCATTCTTTACAAGTGTGTATTGTAAAATTTGGGTAGCTGCTGGATCAATAAGATTCACGCAATCTTGTAACACGTTTGGTGTTAAAGTTAAGAAGTTATTTTGTAGTGTTTGATTATCAACCATGAAAACTGGAGCATTAAGAGCTGCAATAGTTGCACTGTAAGTACGTTGTACTGGAAGTGCCATATCTAAACTCCGAACTCCTGTTGTGGAGTACTAGCACCGCCAAACATACCACTAATTGAGGATAATCCTCCACTTAATAGTAAATTAGCTGCGCCACCAATAATTCCGCCACCTGCTAAGAATCCTGCTCCGATTGAAGCAATCGGTGCATATTGTGGTGCTACTCTGCCTACAACTAATGTTGCTAGACTGCCTGCACCTATTCCTTTTATGATGTCGGAAATCATTCCTGTTTTCAAACTTGAACCAATTCCTCTACCCATTGAAGATGATCTTCTACGGATAGTTCTTGTTCTACGTTTAACCATAGTTCTTTTACGTGGAGCAGCTCTTCTTAAAGGTGTCGTTTTTCGTTTAGTTGTTACCGATTTACGTTTACGTGTTGGTGTCTTCTTAACGCTTCTCGCTTTTTTTCTACCTAATGCCATGCGTTTTAGAAATGCAGTTTTCTTTGCACCTGTTAGTTTAGCCATTTTACAAACCTATTCCATAAGATTGAAGAAAACTTTTTTCTTCTCCTGTTGCTTTTCTTACATTAGGAAATCTTTGATCTATTGGTGTTTGTTCAAAAGTTTTAACAACATATTCTAAGGTTCCTGCAAATGGTGGTAATGGAGATCCATAAGTAATTGCTGGTGCGGGTGTTATTGTTCCAGCAGGATCAGGAAATATAAAAGCAGGTGATCCACTACCTGTTTCACCATAAGATGTTTTACTTTGTGGAGTGCTTTGTTCTTGATAATTTACATATTCATTATAATCTCTAGTTTCTGTAGGATCTAATCTGTATCCTTCAGGTAAATTTGCTTCAGGTGTTTCAACAAGATTTCCAAACCTGTTCACTGCTTGTGTTATACCGCTACCTAATGCACCTGTAAAATCTCCAATTTGTGAACCAATGGCGGTTCCAATACCAGTACCGCCACCTAATCTCGAAAATATTAAGTACGCAGCTCCTAAACCGCCTAGTGTAATAATTGTGTTAAGTGATACCATGCTTAGCGAATACCGTTAAGTAATTTAACCATATCGGCTTAAACCGCCAAATCTTGTTTGATATTCTTCTTCAACTAAATTAATTCCCTCTTGTTGTTGTTCTGCATAAACTTCTGCCTTTGTAATGTTTCTCGTTGAAATTATATAATCATAATAATTTGTCAAGCCACCATAAGATTTATGAAATGGATTGTTTGCATATTTTTCGTAATAGTTTACAATGTCTTGATCTGTTATTGATTGTCTTCCCGTTAAATTTTGTATAAATCGTATTGTTCCGGATTCTAATTGTGTAGGGTATGGGTTATATTTTCCAGTATATCTTGAACTTCTTGGAAGTTGTGAATCTATGTATGCTCTTGTCTGATCCAATTCATCTTGCAAATAGCTAACTCTTTGATCTTTCTTTTCTGTTTCAATGTTAAAAATATTTTTTAATTGATCAGTAATATCTATTTGCGTTACTTTTGGTGGAGTGATGATTATTTTTGTGATTTGTGAGATAGTTTTTGGAATTTGAAATATTGGAGCTTTATCTTCAATAGGCAATACAGGAACGGCAGACTTTCCAGAAAATTGCGTATTATTAGATGAAGCTGCTCCGCCCTTAGAGAGAACCAAAGTTGCAAGTAATGCACCACCAATAAGAAGAGCTTCATTGAGTTTCATCCGTTACAAAATAAACACTTGTCGATTTTAACTGTATCCCCATCGAAAATGATTCCATAACCAGCATAACAAGCGGTACAAAAAGAACCAAGTTCCTTACCACGTTTAGACGGATTCCATATCTGGGGTAGGTTCTTCATTTCCTTTAGTTGGTTTTTTAACAAATTTAGCAATTAAATCTTTAACCTTATCAGGATTTTCTAAAACAAGTTTTTCAACATATTTCATAGTGCTTGGATCATTTAACAACGGTTGTAAATTTTTTGGTAACATGGGACTAAATTGAGCTATCAAGGATCCAATGGATCCTAGCGGGTTTTCGCTGTCAAAGTCTTGTGGATTAATCGTTACGTTTTCTTTCATTTTATTTAATTTCCCTGTCAATTTTTTTTTGTCATTTTCTAATTCGGAAATATAGGTGTCATATCTATTTTTGATTTTTCCGTGTATGACGTTATTTCCATATAGATTTTTAGATATTATTATTCCACTAATTCCCGCTGCAACTGCAGCAATACACATTAAAATATATTCAATCAATCTTCTTCATCTTCTTCATCTTCTTCTTCATCATAATCATCTCCCATGAATTCTTTATCTGAAACATCATCTCCCTTAAGTCCTAGAAAATCTTTCCAACCTTTCCATTCTTCTTCCATACTTTTCACACCATGCATACTGTTAAAACCCTTTCCCCTCACACTCCCCTATCCCTAATACACCCAAAAATTGCTTGTTTTTGCTTTTATCCACTACACATAAATTTGCAACTAGATACGATACTTGTAATCCTAAAAGGGAAGGCAATCTGGGGGAATGTTTTTCGGGGTTGGGGAACCCTA